ACATACATCATGCGGTCTGCAATGAATTTTTATGATATTCTTATTATACCATAAATATTTTTAAATAACAAATGCCCAAAACATCGTATTTAAGCCATTTGTTGAATGTTTTAATACTTCTAAACTGCCTCTAAAATGCTATATTTAGTAACAAATTAGTAACAGAATAATTCTATATTTTTTAGATTTTTACTGTCTTTACAATAAACTTTTTTTTGGCTTATTGTCAAATGTTTCTTTAAACTTTTTTGGTTTATTTTTGCAATAAAAAAAGACCAGAGGATTTCTCCCCTGGTTAGATTAAAATTTAAGGTATTTTGTAGCAACGTATCCAGTTGTATTTTTATACTTAATTTTAGTCCAAGTACTGCTCTTTTTCAGTACTTCGACTTTAGATTTCTTCGGTACTTTTCCAAGCACTGCTGCTGTTGAAGATGCAGCCTTTCTGATTGTCAATGGATCATGCTTAGTATTTACGACTGCATATGCTTTCTTTGTAGCTGCTTTTTTAGCTTTTGTCGCTGTCAAGAATAGTTTTCTCTCTGCGGTCCTTCTTCTTGTCAGTCCTCTGTAGACTTTTCCACCAGCTTTGTTGTACTCTAAAATCTTAGCTGCAATCGTTGCTCTAGATCTAGTTCCATTAGCTGTAAGCCCATCAATGCTTCCAATGTTGTATGCAAAAGATACCAATGCATCAATCTCGTTCTGATTCCAGCGGTACTTATTATCGTACTTCATTACCTTCTGTAAGTATTTATTATTCAACGATCTTTCTAACCAATTGTCAGCTGTCTTTTCAGAAATCACAAGCCCAGCTTTGATCGTTTTTCCTGTGATAGATTTATCTGCATTAGTAATTCCGTATCCGATCGTCCAGACTCCTACTTCATCACGATAAGCTTTTTTATACAGTCCTTCAAACTTTTTCACAAGTTTGATACATTTATTTGTTACATGTGCCATGCCGATCACTCTCCTTTTCTCTCTTCTTCTCTTTCTTCCAGAATCGAAGCGTTTAATTTACCATCGTCAAGTAGATCTTTGATGCCATCAAACCATAGTTGTACGGCTTCTTTTAACATAGCGTCTGTTACAAAAATCTGAACTGGCTTAGGCAATAGTGATCTTGCTAGCTGTATTACATAATCAAATTTAACTTGCCCTTGTCCAGATTCTTTGAATCGTTCCTCTGCTTCTACGAACAGCTCATAGACATATAATCTAATGCCTTCCAATCCTTTCTTCTGTACATATTCAATCAGTTTCTTAATTAAAAAAACAGCAATCAAAATTGTGATCACTGCCAAAAATAACACTTTATTCTGTTCAAACAATTCTTTCATCTTCGTTCCTCCTTTTTATAATCCAGCTTGCTGCAGAACAAATCCAATCACTGCTCCGATCAAAGTAGTAATGACATACATAGACACATTTCTCCATTTCTCGCCATCTCGCCCTTCCAGGTCCTCTAGTCGTTTTCCTTGCTCTGTTTGTTTATTCAGCATGCTTTCCATGTTGTTTGCCAGTTTCTGCACAGATAATGTAAGATCATTGATCTGGTTTACTGTGTTTTCTAAGAGCTCAAGACGTTTGTTTATTCTCCTATTTTCCTTGTCCTGACTCTCTTTATATTCACTGTGCTCGCCTTTAATTAAATATTCATCCATGGTGCTCCTTTCTGCTATTCGACTACCTCTGCTTCGTCACTATCCTCATATGTGCAATCATTGCTGTCTGGCTCTTGTGTAGTCGGTTCTGTATCTCCTTTCTTATCTGGTTTTTTGCATAAAAATAAGACCTATACAGGTCTTGCGCGTATTCTCATATTTTACTCCTTTTTTGTTGTTTTTAATTCTGAAATATGTTAGTCTTGCAATAAGGATATATATATATATATATATTCCTTAATATTTCACAAGTGCCTCTATGTATGCTTTCGGATTCTCAACATAGAGGCAATTTTAGTTTTCTTTTTAACATCTGCTAATCTAGTTCTAAAGCCTGCTTTAGTTAATCATGAAATATTTCATGATTTGATTTATGTTTTGTGCTATGTTAATATATACCTATTCTTTCTGGAGGTTTAGTATGAAAAATAACAATTCATGTTTTTTTAAATTTCTCTCGTTGTTTTTGTTTATTGCTTTAATTTTTGTATCTGTTTCATCTGGATATATTGACCGCTTAACATACAAGGTAAATATAAAAACAGAGACTCCTGTTACATCAGATTCGTATAAGTCTTGGGAAAACTGCTTAGAACAATTAAATATTAAAGCCGATGTTGTATTTATTGGAGATTCATTGACTGCAAACGGAAATTTTCAAAAAGCTTTTCCAAATACATCTGTATGTAACCTAGGATGTTACGGAGATAGGATCGTTAATGTTCGTTCAAGAATCAGTACAGTGTCTTCTCTTCATCCTTCCAAGGTTTTTATTGCTTGCGGAGTCAATTCTCTTGCTTGTAGAAATTTAAAAACTTGCAAATATCAATATTCTATGTTAATAAACGAATGTAAAAAGACAGTTCCGAATACTGAAATATTTGTTTGTTCTGTTTTACCTACAGCAAACGTAAAGAATCCTTACTGTAGTAACTCCAAAATACGTTCCTTTAACAATTTTCTAAAAAAATTATCCCAAAAACATAATCTGCAATTTATTGATTTATATTCTGCTTATGAGCAAAACGGTTATCTTCCTAATAAGTACACAAACGATGGCTTGCATTTGACACCGGATTCATATTCTATTTGGTATAAATCTGTAAGCAAATATATCAACTCCTAGAAACTGCCTTCTAGGAGTTTTTTGTTATACTTGATATGCCATCCAGTTTTCTGCTACACGTCTAAATTTCTCCCATCCATATGCTGATAAATGTACTCCTCCATCGGTAAAATAGTCATTTTGTACCGTTGTTCCGTCTTGTCTAATAAGGCCTTTCGTGTGAGTATAAGGCGGTACGAATGTTGTTATATCAAAGTATGGAATAGCATAGTACTCACATATTGCAATTAATGCTTCTTTTTTTGCTCCGCTACATTCCCAAGGGATAAATACTCCTATTGGCTGATTTCTTCCATAATATCTAACCCTTTTTAGAATATAGTTCATTGCTGATATATCTGTTGTACAAGATTCATCTGTAATCGCACCCACTCCATTAGATGGCATTTCTCCAAGTGTTCCACTATTAGTTCCCATCATAAAGAAAAATGCCGAGTCCTTAGGAAATAAATAAGTGCTAGAATCTATCTCTACCTCAGACAAAAACTTATTCCATTGTCCATTAGCGTTCTTTAATGATGTACTATTTACACCATCGGTAGCATCTCCCCAAGTAGCTCCATAAGTACCATAGGAACGTACTTTACAACCAAATTTCTTTTCAAAATTCTTTCTTTGCTGACCGCTCGCCCAGTTATCAGAATTTGAATCTCCAAACCAATAAACAGTCTTACCGTATAAATTATTCTGCAAATTATCACGTAACAAGATATTTCTAAATTCACTATTTAGCGTGTGATGGTAATTAGACATGTCGATTTCTTCGCCTGTGTAAGCAACAAATTCACTACTTACACTTGATCCCATAAAAAACATAGGATTAGGATTATCAACATGAACCGCATATTGAAACCTTATTAAACCATCTTCACTTGGCGTGTAAATGACATAATGTATTCCGTCATTACTTTGTTTTACTATTTCCTCATCGGATAAATAATTTTTTTCTTTGTCGAATCTTACTATCTTTTCAACGCCTAAAAGTCCTTGATTGTCCCACACCTGTGCTACATAAGTATTATTTGCCATTACTTCTATATAATCAGAAACTTCACATTGTTTAATGTTTGGGTTTATAGTTGGTGGAACTTGCATCCTACCCTTTGTACTTTTTGTTCTGTCTAATAAGTTAATTATTTTATTAAGTTCTATAACTTTATCATATATTTTATCGCCAGATGTTGTAGGAGTAGGAGTCGGTGTTGGTGTTGTTCCACCACCATCAACAGATATCTGATTTCCCTTTCCATCATATAATGTAGCCATTTAATACACCCCACTTTTTAAAAATTGTAAAATTTCATCGTCTGTAAGTTTTCTCATAACGATACTTAAATCATAGATTGTTCCCACATACGCCGCTGATGTTTTTCCTCCAACGCATATTTCTCCTGCATATGTTGACGCATTAGGAATATTGTACGCTGCGGCACCGACAGTCTTTTTAAATTCATCATTTATGTACTCATATATTGTAATCGTATTACTGTTCGCTTCATGTGTAAGAGCATAGCACCAATTATTATTGGCAGACCTTGTTGCCGTACATGTGTTTGAACACCACATTAATTGAGCATTATTTGCACCGTTTGTTCCAAAGTCACACCCTTTAGCAGACGTATTCAATCCGTACACAATAGCACCCGCTGTTGTCGAAAAATTTGCTAACAGTGTCCATGATTTAGCATAACCGTTCGCTGAATCCGAACCAAGCTTAAGTCCTGTTGCTTCGTAAAAATCAGCATTACATACTTTATTTGATATGCTATATAATTCTTTTGTATTGACGTTAACACTGCATTTAGCTGTTGCACTTCCCGAGGTCGCTGTGATAGTTGCAATACCATCACTTACAGCCGTTGCTACTCCATCTTTTACTGTTACTACATCCGTATTATTAGACTCCCACAGTATAGATGATGTTGCTGTATCTGGTGTCAATGTGGCTGTAATTTTTTGAGTGTCTCCGATTCCAGAGAACTTAAGAGTTGTAGGAGATAATTTAATTCCTGTCGCAGGAATTGTATTAAAACTATTTTCCAACGCTGTTACCATGTCGGACATGTTTTCCGAATAGACAGCACTTTTGAATAGTGATACGATATATCTTTTTTGTTCTGTCGTAAGACCACTTCCGACTCCTTTAAGACCAGAAATTTCTTCGTTCACGTTTCCTAAAGATTCCTTTAGCGAACCAATCTGCTGCCTAACTGCTTCTCCCGCACTCTTATATACAGTACCATCAGCACCTGCTCTTACATCTTTTAATTCGGCTGAACTTATATCTGTCGCAGTGTCTTTATATGCTATTGTTACAACTGCCATAAAAACATACTGCCCAACGACACTACTTGACCCCGAATACACAGTTATAACATATTCATCGTTTGTTGACTCTACATTATAACTTGATGGGATGCCTTTACCATTTATTGCTACTCCATCTAATGCTTTAGCAATAACATTAGCATTTATAACTGTAGGCGATTTATCCTTTATGCTTTTCAGTGTTTCATTGTCTTTGCTACTAATTTTAAATGTAAGGTCGCTGGCGCTGTTGTTTCTAATAGTTGCCGAATGTACTGTTACTAGTTTTGTTGTATTTACAGTACCTGTTAGTATAGTATCGATTCTTCCATTTATTGTATTGATATTAGAATCTAACTGTTTTTGCATATTTTTGTTTTCTTCGATTACTCCTGCAACAGACTCAGGATGCCCAGTCGCATCTTTATAACATTGCTCAATGCTGTCGTGGATGCTTTGCCTTACATCTCGTCCAAGCTTCTTGTGTAACAAATTATCCAGTAATTCCTGTATTTTCGCCATTATTGCTTACCTCCTGCATCTGAATTGTTTTAACTGTTCCTGTTTTATCACAAAAATAAAGAACTCCATTCTCAACATATAATTTTCCATCAGACTCTGGATAATTATTAGTTGAATGAAATTCTATTGTTTTCCCAATATTCATTTCTCCCGATTCTGAAATATAAGGGACGTTTCCATACTTATTACCTACTGTTCTATTTCCAATGCTTTCTTTTATTTCATCTGCTGTTTTTGTTGCATTTTTTGCTGCATCAGCTGCAGCTGTTGCGTTTTTCTCTGCAACTGCTGCCTTTTTCTCTGCAACTGCTGCCTTTGCTACTACTCCGTTTGCTGTCGCTTCAACATTTTTTATCCCACTATTGTACGTGTTTTGATTTTCTACTAACGTTTTCAACGTTGATCCCAATGTTACCTTGCAATCATCCACCACCTTTAAATTCTTACTTATCTTACTTACCTGCATGTATGAATTTATTCCATGTGGCTTCGATATAACTGGAATCTTGTCTCCTATATCTATTTTCTTAACATCGTATCCCAGATCTTTTAAATCTATTGCTGTTAATTCTATTGTGATCGACAAATTGACCAGATCCTTTATATCTTCTTTTGCCTTTTCCAATAACTGCAATGGACTTTCTAAATCTGAATATGACACTGTTCCAAAGATTTTTCCAAAATTTTCGACCGCTACCTGATCATAAATATAATCCACATCATTGTTTACACTTGCAATCGTTATTGGTTTTCCTGTTGCACTATTTGTAGCTCCAAGTGGGATAATACATGTTTTTATATCATCCGCTTTTATATATTGTGTAATGTCTAATATGTTTTTGCCAAACGAAACGGGCTGTCCTTCTGCATCATCATATTCTTGTAAATAATCTATGTAATATCCATCTTCTTCTTTTCTTGTTCTGATATATCCGGCATATACATTTATTAATTTTTCGGCAATCGCTGTTCTTGTATCTTTATAATCACTTTCATCATATCGCGTCTTATCTCCAGTTACTGTTATCTTTCCAATTTTAAATTGTTTTTCTTCTTCCACCTGCCCATTGTGATTTTCAATATATAGCCTAAAGAGTTGCTCTGGTGTATATTCTCCTTTGTATGGACGTTGGACAGAATCGAGTAAATATGCCATATTTCCTTCACATGTTATTGTTTTCTCTCCTTCAAAATCAATCTCTTCATTTAACACACGAGAACAAAATATCTCTTTCTCATTCCCTTGTGTATCAAAATCTATTATTTTGATCACTGTTTTTAATTTTTTAAATGAATCATAAAACTGATTATCTGAATAGATTACAAATGAGAATGATCCATTTTTATTTAGCTCTGTATCAAGCTTAGGATCAGCGATCTGCCGTGTTTTATCCCATGGATGATACAAATATTTATCTCCAATTTTAACTTTATACATGCTACAAGCTACCTCCACGATAATCTACCGAAACTATTCCATTTCCTTTGAATACAAGAACATTATCTCCTTCTCCTAATAGCAGATCTGGAGACTGACTTTTTCCTTTTAGCAGATTATACGTTGTGCCATTATAACTTACTGTCATTTCTTCGCTGCACTCAAAGACCGGTATCACTCTCATTGCTCTTCCTGGTATAACGAGCTCTAACGTTCCATTTACCTGTAGATTTCCATATTCTCTTATGATTCCTGTTTCAAAATTAAATTCATCCCATAACCAATCCTCTAATGATGAATTTAGTTCTAACTTATAAGGATCACGATTTATTGTAATCTCAACGCTACTGTAGTGCTTATTTATCTTTTCTGTACTAACAGAAATTCTACCTTCATAGTAAAATGAATCATTTCCAAGCACCACTTTCATACGTTTGCCATGCAGCTTATTTTGCAACTCACTTGCACGTGCTAACCATAGATCATAACTGCCATCTTTAAAATCAAATGTCAGTTTCATACTTGCATTTTTATACACTGGAAACCCTGTAAGGACATCCGTAAGATCTAAGTCTCCGTTACGCCCTGGTATTTCCTTAAATTTCTCATCTACTTCGGCAGATCCTGGATCAATTGATAACGCCTGTAATCCAAAATCTTCATACATACTGTAATCGCCTATTTTTACATCGAACATTATCAATTTCTCCTTTCTGCTCTTGTCTGTTCTTCTCCAAGATTTCTGTTCACGTATGGTGTTATTTGCTTTCCAACAGTCTTTCCGTCAAGATCAACAGTTGTATGAATCTCTGCGTTCACTTCAACTGGTTTATTATCCTGCACGATCACAACAGGTTTGTTCCCTCCTGGTCCGTTATAATTTGGTGTATCCGGCTTTGGATATTCTACAGATTCTACTTTTTTACGCATTGCTGCAATTGATACATCTATATATTTTTCTATTTTTGTTGTTGCTTCTGGCATGTACTTAGTAAACGCTGCTGCAAGTCCTAAAGGCATGTATTTACCAACCTTATCTCTAGCAACTCTTGATGGAGAGTTAATCTTTAATTTCTTTCTCATACTTTTTATAAGCTGATCACACATAGAATTTACAGCTTTGGTCATTCCTTTTGTCTGGGACTTCATCCCTGAAATGAACCCTTTCATCGTATTCTGACCAATCTGATTTATTTTTTTACTCAGATCATTTAGTCTTCCTGTCAGTTCAGTCTCATAAGTGTTCTCCAAATTATTAAGATCACTTTGAAAGAAATCATTTCCAAAAGATTCTGACCCGTTGTAAATCTCATTCCATTTATTTATGTAGTCTTGATATTTATCCGGATCAAGTGACTGCAAATATTCCATATAATCATTTGCACTTGCGACATCCATTCCAAGAATCTGCTGCATAAGAGTATCTGGGATTTTACCTTTTAATGCTTTGATGCGATTCTGATAATTTTTGATTGCTTCTAAATCTCCATCCAGATCATATAATGATCCTGTACTTCTCAGTTTTGAGATCATGTCACTTCTTTGCTGGATCAATGAGTTATATTTTTCCTGATAAGCCGCAGATAACTCTTCTATCTCTTTTTCTGCTTGCGAAATGATCTGCTGCCCTTGCTGTTTAACTGCATTACTATAAGCTGTGATCATAGATTTTCCAAGCTGTGAATACGTATCTGCCACTGCTTTTTTCTTATCTCTAACTTGTTTTAACTGCTTTTCTAAAGATTTTGTGCTTTTTTTCTCTTTTTTAGCTTTCTTGATCTTTTTGTTTAGATCTTTTATTTTTTTATCATATTGATCCGTGTCCTTATTCTTTCCAGATTTGATCTCCTTGTTGATCAGATTCTTTCCAGATGTTGTTGCCTTTGAAACTTGAGTATCTATTGCAGACGACAAACCGTCTGTAAATGTCTTTCCAATGTCTTCAAAGTTTCCCTTTTTGCTTGCGTTTTTTGCAGATGATACCGCTGTGTTACACAAGCTTTCCATCGTCTTTTTAAGATTCTTTTGCTCTGTATCAATTCCGGCTATAATACCAGTTACAATATGTTTTCCAACTTCTTTTTTGAATACTCTGGAAGGCGATTTGATTCCTAATGCTTTCTTAGCCGCCTTTAAGGCACTACTTGCAAGTCCTTGCATTTTGCTTAACAAAGATCCAGCCATCGCACCAACACCGCCAATGATACCTTTTACGATGTTTGATCCAACACTTCCCCAGTTAATTCCTTTGAATGCACTTACGGCTTTTGTTCCCAGACTCTTAGCAGCACTTCCCATTCTGCCTAATAAACTAAGTAGTCCAGATATAAGTTTTGATATAACAGTCTTTCCTAAGCTAAGCCAATTTACATTAGATATTGTTGTAAAAATCTTCTGTCCGATTGATCGTGCAACACTTCCTGCACTTCCGCCCATTCCTCTAATTCCAGAAACTAACTTCTGAATCAGCATTTTGCCAAGATTTACCCAATCGGTTTTTACCAACTGATTCCAGATAAACTTAACTATGTTCTGTGCGGCTGATATTACACTGCCCCCTGAACTTTTTAAGCCACTTGCTAACGTTTTTATGATATTAGCTCCTGCACTAAGCAAGTTAATATGCATAAATACATTGTAAATAGCAAGTACGATCTGCGGTAAAGCAGCAATCAACTGCGGAATAGCCTGAACAATTCCAATAACAAGATTTGCAATGATTTTTACACCTGCGGCAATTAATTGCAGCAATCCTGTGTCTATTGCAGCACAGAATGAATTGATGATCTGTGGCACATACTCAATCAATAAAGGGATCGAATTGATCAGTCCTTGTGCTAATGAAGTGATCATCTTGATTCCAACAGTGATCAATTGTGGCAATGCAGAGATCAAGCCAAGGGCAAATTGAGCTAATGCTTCAATTGCTTTAGGTATGAGTTCTGGTGCTGCTTGTGATATTGCGTTTCCTATCTGCGTTATGATCTGCACTCCATAACTGATCATCTGTGGTAATGCCTGCATGATTCCAGACCCAAGTGCAAGTATTGCCGTTCCTGCTGCAGTAATAAGTTGAGGTGATGCAGAGCTTATTGAACCTGCCAACGACATAATAACCTGACCACCTACAGATAAGAAATCAGGTATCCCTTCTGTTATACCTAAGAGAATGCTGGTGATCATTTCGGCTCCAACCTGAACACCTTGTTGCATCTCACTTTTCATATCATCCCATAATGTACTAAAAAGTTCCGGGATTGTAGCTGCCAAACGTGGAATGATCTCTCCAAGATTCTTTCCGATGTTCTCCATCATTACTGCTATGGAATCTGCAAGTTCTTCCGCTGATCCTGAACCATTTAAGAAATTATCATATGCAGCCTTTGCACTGTTCATTGATCCCTCGATCGTTGTTGCTGCTTCCTTAGATGTCGTTCCTGTAATACCTAACTCTTTTTGAATGATATGGATCGCATTATATACATCTGCAAGATTGTTGATATCATACTTAACACCTGATATCTTGGATGCATCCGCAAGCAATCTTTCCATTTCTGTCTTGGTTCCGCCATATCCAAGTTTTAAGTTATCCAACATTGTATAGTTCTGCTTCGCAAATCCCTGATAAGCGTTTTGGATATCCACCATATTGGTTCCCATCTTATTCGCATTATCAGACATATCAATCATAGCCATATCAGCTACTTTTGCCGCTTTATCAGTATTCTTTGCACAGCTCTGTAATAACGATGCAGAGAAACTTGTTACATTCTGCATATACTCATTTGCAGACATTCCAGCAGTCTTATAAGCTTTGTTTGCATTAGCTATTACTGTTTTAGAACTTTTCTTAAATAAAGTCTCAACACCACCAACATTCTGTTCTAGTTTTGATACAGAATCTAATGATTGTTTTGTCATAGCACCCAAGGCAGCACCCACACCAGCAACTGCTCCTGCTGTTATAGCAAGACCTTTCTTTGCAGCACTGCTTATCTTTGACACTCCGGCATTAAATCCGGATTCGTCAATTTTTGTATCAAATTTTAAAGAGCCATCGTAACCCATGTATATTCTCCTTTCGAATATGCACGGCTCAATGGCTCACTTATGCACTAATTTTTAATTTTTATTTCTACCTCATGCCCACATTTCTTACACTTCAAGAACACATTATTGCTTTGAGCTGTGTTGTCATAGATCAGTAAGTGTGCACCGCAATGTGGGCATGAGTACCATTTTCTTTCAAATGGGATCTCTTTTATCTTCATAATCATTAAAACATCATATTTCCAAAAGCATCTCCGATCTCCTCACTTGTGACCTCATAGTCAATGATCGCTATCTGCTTTTGAATTTTCCTGATCCTTTCTCTTTCTTCTTTATCTTTTATCTGGTTAAGATCAATACTTCTATAACCCATTCTTTTCTTTAGCTCACAATCTTCATTCATGCCATCAATCAGCATCTGGAACTTCCACCAGTGCATATATGGTATTTCTGTTAGATCGATACCATAACACTCCAAAAATCCGGATATGATATATGGTGCATCCTGATTGTATGAGATCACTTGGTTATGTTTCGTATCTTCTTCGTTGTTATCTTCTTCTCCCTCTGATACCTTAGTTTCCTTGTAATTTATTACAAAATCCGTCAATGCCTGCAAACATCCCTCAAAGTCAGGACCGGGATCATCAAGAAACCAACATGCAAGCAATTGCTTCTTCTCTGCTTCCCCAACCTCTTCATCCTTCAGCAGATCCATGAGTTTTATATACTCACGAAAATCTGTTACAATTCTGACCTTCTTTCCATTTGCAATCACATAATCAGGGAGCGGCTCGTATAAGGGATTCATCGGTTTTTACCACCGTTATATGTGTTAAAATTCTTTTTCCTTTTCTTCTTCCTTCTCTGCTCCCTGTTCTGATCTCTGTTTGGCATATATTTACCGCTTAACTGTAATCTTCTTGTATTTGCTTTTTTAACTGCTACCTGCATAAATCCAATGAATGAATCCCAAACTTCATCACAGTTTCTCATATTTTTCTTTCCACTAAAGATTTTTTCTCCTGTACCTTCTCCGAAAATACGATCAAATGCATTGTAATAAATCTCGCAGTATCTCTTGATAAATTCTGGCATTTTTCCTGTCTTATCAATGTTTTTTCCATCTTCATCCATCTGTTCAAATGCTTTCATTGTTTTTTCAAACACGTCTGCATCTTCAAGATCTAACTCTAATTCAAGACCGTTGATCTTCCAAATTCTTTCGTTCTTATCATTCTGGCTCATGGCTCAATCTCCTTTTTGTTTTCAATATCTTCTTCTGCTGCCTGTTCAATGTCGACAGCTACATTAGGGTGTAGCTGTCTCACTGAATGTACAAGTCTTTCCGTCTGCGGATACTTTCGCATATCCCTTTACAATATCGTCCTTCACAGAAAAACTTCCTGAATACTGTAATGCATCTGTTCCATCTCCAGAACTGTCTGGAAGAATGGAATATGTTCTCTTTCGTGCTACAAACTCATCATCTTTCGTTGTTTCTCCCTTATCGAACAAATCAACCACAACGATATCTCTCATTTCTCCGGTCAGTTCATCATCCTGAACTTTTGCAAGATCCGCAAGAACTGGATCATTTTTATGATGATCGAATCCATATTCTAAAGTTGTTCCGTATCCTGTTACGTCAGAATCCTGACTATCTTTGTCAACGTAATGTCGTTCATATGTGATCGGATTCTTTCCATCTGTCAACGATGTAAAATGTTCCATTCTGTTATATGTTTTTACTTCTCCATCACTCACTGGAACACCATAGAACGCAACCCTCTGGCTACGTCTTACTAATTTAGCTTTTTCCATTTGTCTTATACCTCCTGTATATAAAGAAGGCGGCATTCTATACGATACTGGGCATGTTCACCCTCTGCATCATACAGATAGCCGCTGTTTAGTGTTTGTAATTCATATGGATGCTGTTTCTCATTTTTGAGTTCCGGCATCTCTCCTTTATCCGTCTGCTGCTCCATCCATTCCTCAAACGCCTGATAGAATCCACTGTTTTCAATATTGATCCTTGCATCTTCGTCATACTGCTCCTTGCTGGTAAAAGCAAATTGAAACTGTTTCTTTTTGCCACCATCAACGTATTTTTGCAACACAGGATCGCACGGAAGCGGATCAACAGAATAGCTCATATCTTCCGACAAGTGATCCACGTTTACCCTGTAGTCATCCAGGAACGGACAGGTTAATATGAACGATCGAATGGAATCTATGATATTAGCCTCCTGCATATTTCTGTGCCCCTTTCAAGATGCTGTCTCTATGTCGGTTCTTCATGCGTTCAAACCAACGTGACTTTTCTTTATGCTCATAATACTGTCTGCGTGCATATGGCGTGATCTGGTTGATCTCTCCTGATCCGATCACTGTTCCCAGTGTCGCAGACTTGATCAAAGCTCCTGACAGTCTCGGTGTCTCTGGATTCATCCTTCTGATACATTCTGAATCGACAAACTCCTGAGCTTCTCCAAAGCTTGCACTCTTTTGTCCAGAAAATCCATGATTCCATTCCATCTTAGCTGTCACGGATCCATTTGCTGTTTTTACTGTATAAATACTGCCTCTTTGTGTTTTAATCACAATATTTCTTTTTTGTGCCATTTACACACCACCTACCTTTATGTGTGGATTTGCACCAAATGTGTTATAATTTGCAGATGTGACTTTACAGCATTCTGTTCCTTTCAGGTCCTTAGCTGTTGTCATATCAATATCGCATATTCCTTTTACAAGATAATCATCTTTTTTTATGCTGATCGTTGTATCAGGTATTCTGATCACAAACGTATCTGCTCTTTTCAGTCCTTCGGATGTGATTGCAGACGATTCTGATTCATGCCACCATGCATCCTTGACATATGTTCTTTTCCAGTTGTCTGATCGCTTTTCACTGTCATATTGACGGCTATAGACTGTTACAGCACTGTTTGTTACCATTGCAAAACCTCACTTCTCTCGACAGCCATCCTGTTGGCAATAAATACATTTTTACTGCTTCATATGCTTTTTTCTGCATCAATTCCTCTAATGTCTGACCATCTGTCTGTTCATTCACATAGGTAACACTATAACCATCGGTTGATTCAGATTTAATCTGCATACCATTAGATTCCTGTTTCTTTCTGTAAGATGCATATACATCTGCACCTGCACATACAGCATCTCTTATCATATCAAGATCTGATGCAAAGATATCTCCACGGATGTAGGTCAGATTGCGAATATACGCTTCTGACCATCGTTCCGCTTTGATAAATTCTTCTTCCGGAAGTGATCCAGCATACTGTTCTTTGTAATATGAATACGTTACGTACATAGATCACACCTTCTTTCTTTTATTCTCCTACTTTCAGGATTGAGAATGGACATCTCTTTGTTTTATCAGTTTTCAGAGCATTGATCGGATTTGGAATTTCCCATCCTAATCTCATAACTGCACGAAGTGCCACCATGTCATTCTGCATTAAGTTATATGCAATCGTTCCATCTGTATTCTGCACAACACCTTCTGTGAAGAGTTTGAACGTGATATCCTGGCGAATTGAATAAACCAGCTGACTAAAATCTCCAGAAATCATTAATGCCTTCGATTTATCAAAAGCTCCATTGTTTGGGAAATTCATTGGAGATCCATCTAAGCTGTAAGATGTTGCGCCCTGCATATCAGATTTAAAAATTGGATTTCCATCTGCATCTTTTAATCCTCTTAATTTTGCCCGCATAGAGATATCAGCCATATGACCGTTTACAAAATATCCACTGTCTTCAACTTTGGCGATCACACCTTCTTCTGCCATGATCTTATCATACAAATTATCACTTGCTCCAAGTGTTACAACAGATTGCGCTTTTGTTGCTGTTGTAACTACTCCATCTCTCCATGTCGATGGCTTGTCCACATCGAATAAGATTGCACCATCAATCACTTTACCGAAAGCTTCTGTAACTCTTGGTTTAACTTCTGCCCAGATATCATATTCCGCATCATCTAACACAGCTTCTGGAATCGGTACGATCACTGCAATCTCTTCTGCTGTGATAAATTTCTTATCCCATGCCTGTTTGGTAGTTTTCTTCTGCCCAGTATCACCATTTACAAAATAAGCGATTGGCAGCATATCCAGTACTGGCATTTTGTACTGTCTGCTTGTCATATTAGCTAATTTACGCCCTCTTGAAAGTACTGCTGACTGCGTAATTGTTCCCTGAATAATCTCATTCGCTTCCTGTGTAGGAATTAACGACTCTGCTCCACTACGATCGATCACATTTGCATCTGTATCGAATAATCTTAAGTTCATTCGTCTCTTAAACATTTCATACCTCCATTATCTTCTAGCTGCAGATCGAATTGCATCATTGATCGTAGCATTTACATTTTCCACGGATCCGTTTGATGTATTCCCTGTTGATGTTGAAACTCGATACCCTGATCCTGATGTGAATCTTGGATTCTCTTTCAAATATTTATCTGCTGCCTTTTCAAAACTTGTTTTTTCATCTGTCATTTTGGAAACTTTGTATAACACATAGTCAAGATCATCCGCTTTTACTCCCTTTGCAGTTAAAAGCTTCTCATTTTTCATCTGCTGCACTTCGTTCCTTGCATCTGCAAGATCCTGCTGCATTTGAGTTACGTTTGGCTGATTCTTTTTCTGCTGCGCTTTATAATCAGCAATTGCCTGTGTAACCTGATCCTCTGACATACCTTGCTGCTGAAAATATGATTTTAAAGCCGATCTTTCTGCACGCTCCGCTCTCGCTTGTGCAATCTCTTCTGCCTGTGCATAACTAAATGTTGCCTGATTTCCTGTTTCTCCGGCATTTCCCTGGTTGCCGTTACCATTCCCGGCATTATTTCCGCCCTGTCCATTAGAGCCAGCTCCTGTGCCGTCCTCAAAAAGCTGTAAATACATTCTTTTTCTCATGTTTTCCCTCCATATATGAGTGTTATTACCAATGCTTTTTATGTCTTCATGTTTTGGACATAATAAAAACACCCTTTCGGATGCTTAAATAAATTGTATGCAGTTATATTCCTGATTGACATCAGCAATTCCCAAAAACCATGAATCTACTAATAATTTCCCTTTATCGGATAATTCTCGCCATTTGATCATAGTAAGACCACTATGTGCTTCTGATTCAATCTTATCATCTGTTAGATCGTTCATTGAATTAATCAAATTGCATGTCAATGCTGATATCGCTGTACACGCCCGATCAATTCCATCATTCTCTCTTCTACAAGCATGACCTTTCATTTCTATTCCATTCTGTCTTATGCTTATAGTTATCACAACATCACTTCCTTTTCTGTCCGGTCGTTCCCTGCCGGTGGGAGATTCCTTGGATCACCTCCTAATGAATAATGTAATAGGTTACTGTGCTTACAATCATTGTCCTTTCTCCTTTCTTAAAAATGGGTATAAAAATACCACTAGCCATAAAAATAACTAGCGGTATTAATACCAAGCGACAAGATCTTCTTCTTGAAATTTATTATTTGTCAAATATTCCTCGATTCTTCTAAATGCATGGGCCGGATAATTACTTCCGTATTCAGGCAAAAGCTTTTCAATGCTTCGTTCTCTTGATGTTCTATCTACAGCAATGATTCCATATTCCTTTGAACTTTCCGGATAGTACTTATATTTTACTGATATTTCTGTGATTTCCAACAACTCAAGTCTCAACATTTCTTCCACCTCCTATAAATTATATTCTTTCAAAAATTTATTTAACGCCTTTTGATAATTATACTTTCTTTCTGTAATTTTATGGGCTTCATCGTATTTCAAATGTAATTTTTTCATTAATTCGTACTCTAAACGTTCATGCTTTAACATTATCAAATCGTGCTTCTGAATATTTTTTCCCTCTCTCAATCTTCTAAATGATTCAGCCATATAATAATCTGGATCAAATCTTCTTTTTCCACCACTTAATTCATATTCATTTATAAAAACATGATCATATATCTTACTTATGCTCTTTTTAGAGATTCCGGTATTATTTGCAATGTGATCAATGATATTACTCTTCCGACTATTACGCATTGATTCATAATATCTGTTAGCGTGTGCGTCCCTTCTGGTATATAATGGGTCATTTTTATCTGTAAGTGCCCCATTTATCGCTCCTGATTTTATTATATCATTCCCTGTGCTCTTTGCAATAAATTTTCTAAGATCAGGCGCTACTCTTCCTTTCATATCTAGATAAATACGCTCTCGTTCTTGTCTAAGTCCCATTTTTTTCGAAAATCTCGCATATTCATTTAATTGTCCCTGATATTTCATCTTATGTGCCAGAATCTCATCTTGATCTGCTTTCCCTTTTTGAAGTGCTCTTACCTTCTCGCGTTGAGCTCTCATAGCTGTCTCCATTTGTCTTTGCCGCTGTTTTGCTTCATAAACCGTGTATTCTTTTCCTTGAAATTCTTTCGGTTTGTTTTCTTCCTGATTCTTCTCTTCCAACCACTGATCGGTCCAGTTGCGTTCTGATATTCCTGGGAAAAACGGATAATACTCATGGTAGCAATTCGCACCTAGCAGCCCTGTAACTGTTCCAAGTCCACAAACTGATACAAGTTGTTCTTTTGTCCAAACCTTTCCCTGCCATACTGCATGTGTAGGACGTGCTCCTGCGTGCCATGCGACCTCAAAATATTCTGTTCCTAGCTTCTTTGCATTATAATCTGTGATCTTTCCTGTAATCTGACTCAGCCCTGTCATAACTGCACGTCTTGCTGCAACATCTACTCTATTATGCCAACCTGATGCATAGTCTATTGTTCTTAATCCACTGTTGGTCAATTGTGTTACAGTTCTTCTCAAAACACTGTTATAATCGAACGCTCCAGAAACAATATCGAAACATGCACGATCAAGATGTTCTGTATATACCTGTGATAACGGAGTCATAGTCTTTTTTCCATTGATATCTAAATAAAATCCAAGCGACCTAGTTATATTTTCAAGATCTTCCAACGACTGTTGCGCTATCCCATTAATCGCTTGATTTAGATGCTTATTTTTTTCAAATGGTATGTACTCTGCATTTACCTGTTCATACAGATCTTTGTTTCGGACATATTCCCAGTTGATCACTTTGTCATATAGTTCAAACATTTCCGGATAGCTTTTATTCAATGTTGTTTTCAACATCTTCTCAATGTCTTCTGATGAATATCCTATGATCTTCAATCTATTGATCTGCCAATCTGCGGTACTTGTAACCTCTCCAGTTTTTACAATTCTCCTGACAATATCCTGAATAATCCTTTCCTCGAGTTCAACATAATGGGCTGCAATCTTATTTGCCATCCGATTTTTATATTCATTTTTCATTTTACTCCATCACCTGATTTTGCTCTGGAAGATTGTTTTTTGCCTGATCGATTGTTTCACCATACCATTTTGCTCTATATTCCTCCGGCCGCATGATTCCAGCACTCACATCCTGCATATCTTGTTTGCGCTCAGTTTCCTTATCTTCAATAATCGAATCATCAAAATCAATCGTAATATCAGAATCCGGATTCAACTGTTCTCCAATTACAATACCCAATCTAATAATGATCCTGATTAATTCTTTCAATGCATCTTCTAAGATAATCTCATGCTTTTTAATCATTCGATACATATCAGAGTTTTCAGATATAATCTCCGTTGCTGTTTTTACTCCGGATGAATCAAACTTATATCTTTTAGGTCCAAACCCACATTTTAATGACAAATAATTTAAATCATCATTAATAGCTTTGCTGTGTTCCTCTGTCCTAAGATTCATATCAACATCTTTGATCAGTCCTTCTTGACTCTTATCATAATCTTCCGGCAAACTATAAAATATTCCATCATCCGGATCAAAAGCTGGTGTCCCATCAATGTTATATAGCAATTCCGGAGCAACAAAGATTCTTTTTCTACCAAGTAGGAACTCATTGTAATAAGAATCATATTCTGTATCTAATTTTTTCAATACGTCAATTGCATTTGCAAATATAGCAATTCCCATCGGATTGTTCGCATCTGCATTATTTGTTATGTTTAGGCGATCAATTACAAATTGTGGTTCCAAACTTCCTGTATTTGTCTTCTTTACCATATTCATAAATGGTTTTAATTGTCTCCATTCTTCTTCTTTCAGTTCTGTACCTTCCTGACTTCCACTCATACTTCTTAAAACAGTATTTTCTATGACGTATTCATCACCCTCAATCAAATGAGATTGTATCTGTATGTATTTTTTACGATTAACTGTATGTGGAAAAGTAAAAATACACTCCTGAACTTTTCCGTTATTCCAACTTACTGGAAATATATTTGGACCATCAACATAATTAATTTTTATAACTCCTGATTGAATAACTCCATCTTCTGTCACATCTGCTGAATCAAGAAAAGGAATATACGCAACTGTTCCTGTGTAAGCTTTCCGTTCCTGATAATCATTCCCTTGAACCATGAACTGGTTACTTTTTAAAATTTTGTGTACATAATCGTTCGTATGTTCATCATCCAGTGTGATTGTTACTCTTTCATTTAGTAATAGATCTGCAATATCTTCGGAAAGCTTTTTTGCCATTCCCATACTTTTACGTTCACATCTTTTGTATGTTCCACGTCCTGTATAAATCTTATAAAAAGAAAAGTTTCGGACATTACCTTTATACCAGCTAACCCATTCTTGAATCTTCCGATAAAACGATGCATCGATCGTATCAATTCCTTTTCTTTTGAAATAATTAAATATATTCAATGTTCTGTTTCTCCTCTCCTGGATCTCTTGGAAGCCAGTATTTTATTTTATCCCATGCTCCCATAACAGCATAACGGATTGCATCCATGCAATGATCTGAAAGTTTTACTGGAACTTCTTTTCCTTTTTCGATTGATTTTTTATCATATTCATAAGTGCCAAATTCCTCATCTGCATATTTCTGATCTGGTGAAATACTTAATACATCAAAGATCAACGATTTTTGTACTCTGCTGATTCCAAGTGCAACATCATTTTCTGCATCTCTCATCAATACTGAATACTGCAAATTCCTAGTTGCTCTTCGGATTTCTTCTGCTAAGCCTTTCGCAGATGGGTCTAAAAAAATATAGAACACTCTGTTTTCATATTCTTCATGCAGTTCATCCAAAAGCTCAACAAGATCTTTTGCGTATTCGGATGGACTCTTTTGATATCCACTATCTCTACCACTATGATAGTATTCTGCCAGACCAGGAAACTTCCTTTGGTATGTATCTAATCCAAATGCCTGAAATGTCGTTGCGTTTTGCTGCCCATAGTCTCCACCAATATAAATACGATCATATTTCCTGTCTTTATCTGGTCGCGATCGATGGCGGTTTCCATACATATAATAAATAAGTTCATCTACACCAACAGATTCTCCTAACCATACCCATCGGTACATTTTAGGATCAGACTCTTCCATTTCTTTTGCACTATCTATCAGATCTTGTCCTAGCCATTCTACTGGAACATCTCTGTAATCTGTGTGGATATGGATACAATCTTTTCTCTTCTCCATCTTTTTGCACCATTTATTTATCGCTGCATTTGGATTTTTGGGAGGATTATAAAGATAGATCATTTGGAATCCACCAGTGTTTCCACGAACAAAAGTAGCTTCGATATTGCTAAGTTCATCTTCTCCTTCTCCATCGTCAAAGAACTCTGTTAACTCATCAAGAATAACTAACTTGATCGGCTGATCTTCGTCAATAATACCTTTTGTATCATCAATTCCGTCAGAACCTGCAAAGTAAATTGTTGTTCCATACTTTTTGTATGTTATTTCCATTGGAGATTTCGTGATCGCAAACTTCTTTTTTGAAATCTGTAATCGATTAATGCCTCGAAGCATTTCCTTGTATACTGTCTTACGCAATTTATTATGATGCTTTCGGAGCACTACAACTGATCCATGTTTATCTGATACAATTTGATAATCTGCTTTAATTGCTGCATAACTTGATTTTGTACCAGCACGACCAGATGTAAGAATGATATGTTTAATTGTCTTGTTGTTGAATATCGGAAGGTATTTCGGTATCACTATATCCGATATCTTTAGGTGCGTCGTTGACAATTACAACACCATCCTCTCCATCATCATTGTCATTATTTCTGATCTGTTCTGTCTTAGCTCTAATCTGTTCAATCTTCGCTTTCTGTTCAGCTGTAGCAATATCCATATGGTCTGCAAGCCATTGCAAAGCTTTCATCTTATCAATCAGCTTAATACTCGCTCCGTCTTTTCCTTGCTTCACTTCCGTGATCAGCGTTCCATCAACATCTTCAGATTGTTTGAATTTCACAGTATTGACTTCTTTTTCGAGAACTTCTTTTTCTCCAGTTTCTTTGTTTTCTACCATTACTGGACCGAAAGCACCCATAACTTGAATATTTTCTCGCCCAAACGATACATAATCTGTTACATCCGCAAATGCAATGTCCATAAACTTTTGAAAGATATCTTCCTGTTTTAGCAATTCTCTGTTCATATGATTCTGCTTTAGCTGTTCAATCTCTTTTCTGATCACTGGATTCTTCATAAGCCTGCTTCCTAATACGGCAGCAGATGCATAAGTACATCCTGGATAAGCTTTCATGTATGCTTTCGTATAATTAAACATCCTAGATTGATACAAACAAAAAAGCTGCTGCTGATCGGTAAGTTCATCGTTAATTACAACTTGACTTACATCCTCTGCAACGGCTTCTTTTTTGTGTGCACCCTTTTTATTTTGTGTGCACCCCTTTTGGATGCATCCTGTCTTTTTGTTCCTCGACCATGCGTATCGTTTCTTCCACGATTTCACAGTATTTATCGAGACTCCATACTTGGCAGCAATGTCTTTATACTTCATTCCGGCTACATAGTCGGCTTCTGCAAGTATGTAGTTTTTTTCTTCATTCACACATTACCACCTTCTTTCTTTTTAATAGTTGATACTATCATAATACCATACTAAAACGTATGTGAGTCCCTCTTTTTTTTAATTCTAAACGTAAAAAGTACCCAATGCTATTAATATTTGGCCTCGGGTACTTTATTTCACTAGTTTATTTTTAGATTATTTTTCACAAGTTCTTCTGTTGCACAATTGAAATCGTTTTGAAATGTTTTAAAAATCTCATCATCATATTTTTTACATAAAGATTCTAACTGTTCTAATTCTGTATCAATAGATTCATTTGCTTGAATTTTTTTATGCAAATTATTTATCTCTTTTTCTAACCAACCTGTTCTTTCAGTAATCTTCAAACATAAATCGTCATATTTTTTATTTCCGCAATAATAACAATCTTCTTCCTTTACACTCATTGTTAGCATAAGCTCGTTATTAGTTCTTACAGCTTTTCCTCTTGCTAGATTATACTCTTTGTAGCATTCTTCTGTTTGCTGCTCTAGATATTCCTTTGCTCTGATCAACTCGTCTATAACATCATTGGCATAACTGCTTGAAAGCTTTATTATTTTATCACAGTAATCCATTTTTTCCTGACGTTGCTGTATCCTCTTATTCTCGATAAATGTTTGCTCTAAATCTTTTTTATTGCTTTCTAAAGTTTTAAACAAAACAAACAGTGTGATCATGCCGCTTACAATTGATCCTAGATATGATCCCCAGAATCCTATCCAACTATCTCCTCCAACAAAATTTTTAAAAACTGGACTTGAAATCATACACCCAAGAACAAATGGTATAACTCCCATAACAATTATAACTAACAAAACAATGTTTCCTTTTTTCAGTTTGTCCATAGACCCTCCGTATATTTTTTTATTTATTATATCACAAAGTTCCCATATATTCTAGTAGTTATAGAACAAAAGAACACCGTATTTCTACGATGCTCAAAAAAATTATACGGGGCGAGTAAAAAGGATTCTATCCAATTTCCTCAAGTATAACTATAACACACTTTTTTGTTTAATTTGTTTAATCTTTTAGATTTTCACTAACTATTTGAGATATTCTGCCTTTCGTATATCCCAATTGGTCTCCAACTTCCTGCTGCGTCTTGCCATTTAGATAAATGAGTTCAAAGATCTGTCTTGCATTGCTATCAGGAATCAAGCTGATAAACTCTTCTATCTCTGTCAGAAGTTCTTCCACCTGTTCTCGTCTCCGCTCATTAATCCTCATTTGTCGATCGATCATATCTGCCTGCTTGGGCTCGTCCATTATAATTCTCATGTGCGTTTCGATATAGGGGAACGTATCCATAGATCCTTTGACTTTCCCAGTGACCGTTGGAATCTTTTCTGCTTTTTCATTCAATTTTTCTATTTTTTCTTCCAGCATCTTTTGTTCTTTCTTCAATGATCGATACTGTTTTAGCTTTTTCTTATCCATGTCTTGCCTCCTGTCACCTATGTTGCATCAGCATCCTAAACGTCTCCCCAGTGTTTCACGCAATGTCTATGTACAAAACAATCTGTCCTTCTCTTTGTTCTGGACCACTCTGTCTCATCGTCCTCCGGATCCATCGCCTCGCCACAGACTACACAGCGAGGGCGATCCCCACCGTGTTTCTCTCTGGTCTTTTTGTATGCATTCATTGCTGTCCTATTATTTTTGATCATTGTCTTTCTCCCCCCCTGCGTCATAGATCTCACATGAGATCACTTTATTGCCAACTCCATTATCCACAACTTCGAAATCAACATCGTATCCGACCTCAGCCAGATGATCGATGATCCCAAAGTCATTGCCATTATCCTGCGAATGGATATAGACCTTCGCAAGTTTCTGTCTGATCTTTGCCATAATTAATTCACTCCTTAACTTTCCTTAACACTCTTGATCCTTGCCTTTAAGGCATCCAGAAACGAATCCTGTGTAACTTCTTTTGCTTCCAGTGCATCCATGACGTTCTCATCATATCCGCCGGCAGTGACTAGATGATGGATCACAACATTCTCTTTTTGTCCCTGCCGGTATAGTCTGGCATTTGCCTGCTGGTATAACTCCAATGACCAGTTAAGCCCAAACCAGACAATGATATGTCCACCTGCCTGAAGGTTTAATCCATATGCTGCACTTGCCGGATGTGCAAGCAGGATATCCATCTGCCCGTTGTTCCAAGCTGTGATGCTGTCCGGATTCTTTAACTCCCCGATCCGAAGCTTGCTCTTTTTCAAAGCCTTCTGGATCCGTGCCTTATCGTGCTTAAAGTTATAAAATACCAAAATCCCTTTTCCGGCATTTGCATCGATGATCTCCTTTAAGGCTTCGATCTTCTCATCATGCACCTCATGGTATATACCGTCTGCATCATAGACAGCTCCGTTGCAAAGCTGCAAAAGTTTATTACTTAAAGCCGCTGCACTGGTAACGTCAATAGTCTCTCCATCGATATCCGCGATCATCGTCTTCTCCAGTTCTTCATACTGCTTCTTTGCTTTGTCCGGAAGTTTGATATGACGGACATTGTCGATCCGTTCTGGTAATTCCAGATAATCCTCTGCTTTCATGGAGATACAGATATCTTTGATCCGTTCATTGATCTCTTCGTCTGCCCATGTCCTCGGGTTGTACTCATAGATCACATTTCCGTTTCTTGCTCCTGGTGTGAAGTAATTATCACGGTATCCGGTTAAAGTCTTTCCTAGCCGTTCTCCTTCATCCAGAAGATAGATCTGTGCCCACAGGTCTTCCAGTCCGTTCGGAGTCGGTGTTCCTGTAAGCCCTACGATCCGGTGGATGTGACTCCTAACGCTTTTTAATTTTCGGAATCGTTTTGCTTTGTTGGACTTAAAGCTCGACAACTCATCAATGATCACCATGTCAAACGGCCAGTCATTTTTGTAATAGTCAACCAGCCATGAGACATTGTCTCTTGATAACACCCAGATATCGCCGGGTGTGTTGATCGCTCTGATCCGCTGTTTGATACTTCCAAGGACCGGGATCACCCGAAGCATCTTTAGGTGATCCCATTTCTGTGATTCCCTTGTCCACGTATCTTCTGCAACTTTCTTCGGTGCGATGACAAGAACTTTCCGGACTGCAAACCGATTAAACCGCAAATCATTGACTGCTGTCAGTGTGATCACTGTCTTTCCTAATCCCATGTCAAGAAACAATCCTAAGACCGGATCCGTGATCATGCGATTAATGCAGTATCGCTGATAATTGTGTGGTACAAATTTCATATCATGCCTCTCTGTTCTAACTCTGCGATCTTGCCAAAGGCTTTGCCTGGATTCCATGCTTCGATCTCCCAGATCACTCGGTCAATATCTTTTTTGTTATCAAGAACGGTTGCATAACATCCTGTTGCTAAGATCTTACGGATCTGAACTTTCTGAAGCGGTGTTGTTTTTTCTCCTGGCCGCTTCAATTCTACGAATCCAGATTTTCCGCCTTGAAGGATTACAACCCTGTCTGGTACTCCAGCATTGCCCGGGGATACAAACTTATACGCCATACCACCGACCTCTTTTACTTCATCCCTGAACTTGGATTCTATACTGCTTTCTCTCATATCATTCTCCTTTGCTTGTAATCAATGTTACATTGTCCCCCTATATATACGCGTGTATAGGCGTACATGGGGTACTACTATACCATTACCCTTTATATTTTATTTATATATAATTTAATGTTTACAATGTTTATATAGGTATTAGATATATGATTTAAGCCATTTTCTTGTAATCAATGCTCTGTTTACTGAATGTTTCTCTTGTTTACATTTCCAAATATTGTATGTTTACCTTTTAATCTGTCAACACTCTGTTTACACGCGTATACCCTCTCTGTGTTCCGTAGGGACCGAACCTTACAGACGATATGCGTTGCCACCCATCGATGCAATTTAGAATGCCATTGATCTCTATCGTATCCTGCCTTCGCATCTGCTTGAGATCTCCACCAAAACACTCACACCAAACCTCCGCCGCACATATCCGGTCCCTTTCTACTAAGTTGCTCTCATCTTTTACCTGAAATTCACTGTTGAAAAATGACCTTCTCTGTGCCTGACTCTTTTCCTTCCAATCTGTTGGAATCTTCTTCTCCAGGAACTCTCTGATCACACCTTCTTTTGGAGATGCTTCTCTGTAAGTCTCCTGCTTCTCCTGTGCCACTCTGGCAACATCTCCAGACATATACAGCGGCTCTCCTAACATCCATCTTGCAGCCGCTTCTGCCCAAACCTGATCGACTTCTGCCGGCAGTTCCTGAAAGATGTTCTTCTTTGGTTTCTGTTTTCCGAGTCCAACTGGCCAGAATCTACGATTTCCTGTTCTATCCTTTAAGAACTCTTTATCGTTCGTAGTTCCTACGATGATACAGTTTCGTGGGAAATTTGCGGTCCTTCGTCCATACGGCATACGATAAACATCCTCTTTCTTACTTAAGAACTGTTTGACTGCATTCATCTCTGATCTGTTAAATCCAGTTAACTCTCCAGCTTCAATGATCCAGTAGCCCTGCACCATCTCCGCTGCATCTTTCCCTTCAAAGGTACTCATTGAATCGGAATACCAGTCTTTGCCCAACATTGAAAAGAACGTACTCTTTCCAACGCCCTGCGCGCCCGACAGGATCAGCATATAATCAAACTTACATCCTGGATGCATGGCTCTGGCAACCGCAGCGCACAAAGTCTTTCTTGTTGCCGCACGTACATATTCAGAGTCCTCTGCCCCGAAATAATCAATCAGCAGTGTATCTAATCGTCTGACCCCATCCCAGTTAAGGCTTGTAAGATACTCGCGGATCTTATGTCTTTTATGTCGGTTTGCATAGATTGCCATGCCGTCTAATATCTTCTTTTCTCCTGTGATCCCGTAAGTCTTTTCCATGTAATGCCTTAATCCGGCATCATCCTCATCGGTCCATGCACGATCCTTATAAGGGAACTCCGGATGAAATTCCCACGGCATCGGTCTGCAGACAGTTGCTCTGTTCGCAAATTCATCGTGATATAATCGGTCCTTTAAGTTTGGATCGTTCTCCAGAATGATCAACACGTTATCGATCGTCTTATTCGGCATTCCTGTCTGTGAACTGCAGCTTAACTTTTCCATCCAGTCAAGATCTTCTTTTGATATATCCTGTGAAAATTCGGACTGTGCACGTTCATATCGTTCTGCAGTAATGACTTTTGCAACATTTGGCTGTTCCATCGCAAACTCACACATTGCAGAAAAGGATGGAAGCCTTGTGATCGGCGTTCCTTCCTTTGATCCATAATCAAGTTCATAAAACTTATGGATCCGGACCAGATCAAATGCATTGCATAATCTTCCACCTGCAGGATCTGTGGCATGATGGCTGTATAAGAATAATCCATCCTCATATAACACGGCTCCGCCAACTGTCGAACCCTCTGTATAAGTATAGCGGCCCGGATGCATATCACATGGCTCATAGATACCACCTAAGAACGCATCCATTGCCTGCTCTACTGTATAGGTCTTACAGAATGCACCGACGATTCCTTTCTTTTCTAATGGATTTCCCTGTTTTTTGATACTGCGATCACGAAGCTTTACCGCTCCTGGCACTTCCGGCCACTGTGTGATATCTCTCCAGTTGTCATATGTCGCAAGCATTCCGTCTTTACTTAAAAACGGATTGTCTGCATAGCAGAATCGATACTGGCTATCCTTACTGCAGCTTGGCCAGTACATCAGCCGGACTGTTTCGAAAGTTGTCGGGTCAAAGATACCCATTCCGATATACTCCGCGGCACGTCTCGCGATCGGCTCATATTCATCCGGAGAAGCCGGCTGATCCAACGGCAGAATGATTCGAAGTCGCGGTGCTGCTTCTTCATGCTTCCTGGTACTGTAGACCACATAAGAACAACCAAGGTTTTCTAAGATGCCGATCACCTCATCAGTTCCACCCGGTTTTATATGGTCGGCATCAAGTGTGATCAGATAGCGATAACCGGCATTTTCATTTCTTCTTTGTTCTCCGGAAAGTTCGCCACCGACAAAACCGCCGACGTCCTTGATCTCATCCTGCTTTGCTTTGCGGTAACCCATATACTCTGCCAGAGTCTCTTCTGTTCTGATCGGATGTTCAAGCTTCTCTACAAAATCAGACCAGTACATCTCCTGCTTCAGCCAGGTCTTTGATCTTCGGCTGCTTCCCGTTGATATTTTAATTTTTAAGTCATTCTGAAACATGCCGTTCCTCCTACTCTTTCTTATAGAAATCTCCTGTAAATCCATCTGCGTTTAATGGCAACCCTTCTGCCCATTCTGGGGCCTTGCACATCAGGTCGATGGCTTTCTCCAGTGTCAGATCAGAACCTTTTGGTACTTCTGCTATGATCTCATCATGGATATGAAAGTTAATAAGATAACCACCGACTAACATATTTCGGATCGCGTTCGCCAGCAGATCTCTTGCCACTGCCTGTACGATATTCTCGACTAGTTTTCCACCGTACGTTTCAAGTCTCTGCCATTTTTTCGTTCCATCGATGCCCATGTATGTGATACTCTTGTTTCCCCATGCATTCTCTCCGATCTGTGGATCTGGATAAAATAAGCATCGCCCGGAAGGAAGTTTGATCATAAAATAATCTGCATCTCTCATAAACGTGATCCCGTGCTGGATCTGGTTTGTTGTTCCGAGTGTTACCGTCTCGATCGCACAATTCTCTACGGTATACCAGAAATCCTGAATCCGTTTGTTCGCTGTCCTCCATCGGTGTACGATATCCGGAAGTTCTTCTTCCGTAAGTCCCATCCTTAATGCTCCCATCTGGATCAATGCTCCGGTACCACCTTGGTACCCGAGGGCTAATTCTGCGACCTTTCCTTTTGCCCTGAGTGCATATTCCGGATTTCCTTTTTTGATCTTCTCGATCGGTACGTTAAACATGCTGGATGCCGAAGCCTCGTAAATCTTGCCGTGGGTACGGAAGACTTCCAGTCTCCAATCCTCTCCAGCTAACCAGCTGATCACTCTCGCTTCGATCGCTGAAAAGTCTGCAACGACAAACTCATATCCCTCTCTTGGAACAAATGCTGTCCGGATCAGCTGTGAGATCGTATCTGGCAGACTGCCATAAGTCAGTTCCAGCATCGCTGCATTTTCCTGTTTTACCAGATTCCTTGCCAGTGATAACTCCGGAATATAGTTTCTTGGAAGGTTCTGGACCTGTACCAGACGTCCTGCCCATCTTCCTGTTCTGTTTGCACCATAAAACTGTAATAATCCACGGACTCTTCCGTCCTTGCAGACCGCGTTTTCCATAGCTGTATATTTTTTCACGGAACTCTTGGCCATCTCTTTACGTTTCTTCAGAACATAATAAACTGCAGGGTTTGCTTTTACCTGTGAAGCTTCTAACAGTTCGTTCACTGCTTCTTTCCCTAACTTATCAATATCTTTCCCAAGCTGATCAGATAACCACTGTTTTAACTGGGCAACACTGTTCGGATTATCGATTCCAGAAACACGACGGATATCATCTCCAAGCTTTAATGCTGCCTGATCGCTTAATTCCAATGCCCCATTGATCAGTGCAAGGTCCAGCTGAGTCCCCTGTTGATTAATAGTCTGATCATAATGCCAGTTGGTCCATTCCTGCGTTGGAACCGGATAATCCTTTAGATGATCCTCGATCGCACGTTCCACTTCCACATCTTGTTTGCAGTATTCTTTAAACAGGTTCCATTTCTCTATATCATGTTCAGGAAAGTTTCTTGTGCGTCCGCCGTTTCTCTTTGTAGGCTTGCATGGTACACAAAAATAACGGATCAGTGCTTTTCCAACTGCCATCTTTTGCTTCTCCTGTGGAAATCCCATTGCTTTCCCAACTCCTGCAAGGGATGCCGGATACCCACAGTAAAGAGAATGGATCATCGTACACTGCCACTGATCCGGCCAGATCTCATAGAACTGACTTAATGCATTGATCTCAAAGTTTGCGTTATGAGCCATCTTGATCGTTGCCGGTGCTTTCAGATCATTAATCACTTTTTCCGGAAGTTTCTCCCCCTGTGCAAGATCTATGATCTCAACAGGTCCATCATCGTAAGCGTAAGCAAACAGTAGAATCTGAAAGTCCGGAGACTGTACATACTTGTACAGCCCGGACTTTGCAATGTCTACACTACTATAAGTCTCGATATCGATATGCAGGATGTTTTTCTGCGGGATCATAATCCCATAACTCCGCTGCCATTGATCGGAGCCCCCGTGATCGGATTAATTCCAGTGACAGGATTCACGCTCTGCTGTGTGGCTGCAGCCTGTGTGCTCATCTGCGGAACTGCTGCGGCCTGGACATTTGCCTGTGGCATTGGTCCAAAGTCTTCCGCTGCGGTTGTTCTTCCTGTTAATGGGTCACCTTCTCTTGTCTTCTGGACATTGTTCAGTCCGCATCCAACACCTCTGTTTCCGTTTGTGTTATATGGGAAGAAGTTTAAAGAAACTCTTCCGTAGCATCCGGCATATACTTCTGCAGGATTTAAGATTGCCTGACAGTTTGCATCGACAACTTCCGGTCTCTGTTTACTGGATGCTGTCATAACCATATGTCCTTTACACTCTTCTCCGAATGGCTCTCCGTTTGGTCTTGTTCCATCTCCATCATGCATCGGGTTCTTCAGCATTGCCGGCATCTGACCATTGAATTTTGTAGAGACACTTTCCTGTGCTGCAGCCTGCATTGCTGCCTGGATCGCATTGATCGTTGCTGTGTCTGTCTTAGGGATCAGGATCGTCACAGAATATTTTTCTTCCTGTCCTGGATTGTTCGCATGTGGCTGAAATACGTGTGGAAATGAAAATCTTACTTCACCTGTTGTTACTTTTGTATTACTCATAGTTTTTTACTCCTTTTATTTAAAATCTTCTGCTGCTGTTGTTTTCGGGTTATAGACCGGCCGTTTATCGGATTCCGACGCCAGTGTTGGCTTTCCATTTGGCTTTTGAATGAACTCCCCGCAGATCGTCTGGAAGTCTTTCTTTCCGACCATCTTTTCAAGATCTGTCAGGGTAAGCTGTGCCCTTTCATACAGAGTTTCTTTTGGATATCCATTCTGTTCCAGAACATCCGCCATCTTCTCGTAATCTGTGATCATACGATTGCTTCTGCCTTCAACGATCTTCCATCCAGGGATCTCTCCGCCATCGATCAGTTTTGTCTGTGCATAGGACTTTAATTTTTTATGCCAGGCAACCAACTGTTCTGCTTTTGCAAGGGCTTCTCCCACCTCTTCGTCTGAAAGCTCCGGTGGAAGTTTTGTTTCATAGGTTTCCAGAAGTTCCAGATTGTCATAAGCTCTCTGTCTGCAGTTTAAGACTTTGCAGAATCTGCAGTGTTCCCCGGAACGAAACTCTCCTTCTCCTTTGTAAGCTAATTCAGCTTTCGGTTTGACTACGACATTGCCCCATGTTGTCAGCTCTCTTTTATTCGTCTTCCATGTGGAAAAGTTATTGAGCCTTGGCTGTACGATATGAAAAAAAATGTCCTCGATCGGATACAAAAATCCGTAAGCTTTTAATGCTCCTAGTGCATATAATCCCATCTGTGGGTTCCCACCTGCATTTACTGGGACACCTTTTCCGTATTTAAAATCGATGACATGCATGACCGTACCGCAGATCAGGATGCAGTCTGCAGTACCGAATCCATCTGGCACGTACTCATCAAACTCAACTCTTTTTTCCACTGCCATATATGGCTTTTCTGGAAGACTGTTGCTAAGTGTCTCCACATAGTCAACATACTGATCTGTGAATCCCTGCATCTCTTCCTGATACATTTCATTCTTTTTGATCTTGTTCATTCTTCTTGTGTAGGTTCCGGTCTTTAAAGAATCTGCTGTCAGTTTTAACTCACAGATCTCATGTGCCAGAGTCCCTTCTTTGGTATAAGAGCTCTCTGTATCTGGAAGCTCATCACAAAGTTTTGCGGAAGGAGTACAGTGGATCCACTGCACCGCCCCGCTTGCTGATAACAAAGCATGTTTTCTTTTCTTCGCCATCTTAGATCACCGCCCCGATCGCTTTGATCGCAGATGCAAACTCCCCATATTTCTCCTGTGGCAGATCCATCAGAGTCTGTGCGCCTAAATACGCTAGCGTATTCTGGACATCCTGCATCTTTCCGGCATCGATCAGGCCTGTCGCTGCGACTGCTAACTGTTCCATTGTATATGTAGGGGTTGCTGTGGCAGTCGGCACCGGACTAGCTGCGGGTGCTGTATTTTGTGCCACGGGTGCCGCTTGTGCAGTCTGTGTTGTTGGTACGGGTTGCACATTCTGTACTGGCGGTGTGCTCGGTACAGTTGTAGTTGTAGGTGCGGCTGTTTCCGTTGGTGCGACTGCCTGCTGCACTACGGGTGTTACCTTTGTTGCATCTACCTGTGTTTCCTCTTTGCAGTTTCCTGCGGCCTTTGCCAGTGCAAAGATGGCATTTGCCAGATTGTCAAGCCCTGTTACGTTTACTGTGATCTCCATTGTTATGTCCTCCTAATTTTTCTTTGTTTAATAGATACCCGATCCCTAAGATCTGAAAGATCAGGTTTGTATCAAGATCCTGTCCAGCTTTATGCAACCGGACAAGAGTTTCAACCCTTTCATAAGACATGGCTAATTCATCGTATACTTCACGGCTGATCAGCAATCTATCTTCTTTCATTGTTTATACCCTTTCTACTTCTCTCTTGAACTGGATCCGTTTGATTCCTTTGCTGATTTCGATTGTTTGCATAGTCTGTCTTCCTTCTTAAGCTTTTGCTCTCACTACTAACGTCTTATATTTCATTTGTAAAGTGTCTCTTGCAAGTTCTGCAGTTTCTTTTTCTTTATCATTCAGATTCTTTTCTAAAGTGCCTGCAATAAATCTGAGAACGCCCACTGTAAGATCACTTGCAATTTCTGGAACCGGATTTACGCAATCACTAATTTCGAACAAAACGGTTTCCAACACTTTTTCTAGTTCATCAGCTGCCTTGTCTGTGCATCCTGCTGTATCTAAAACATGACCTCTTACGATTTCTTCTGTTACTTTCTTCATTGTTTCACTCTTCATTGTCGCTTCCTCTTCTTTCTTCTAATAATCCCATCAATTTTTCTTTCAAATACCCTGCTTCGGTCATACAGTTCGGATTGTCGAGAAACAGCATTGTACTGTAATCTGGTCGCTGTTCTGCACTAAAGCCATTTTCCCAGATCCTAACGGTTAGCACTGCGGTAGCTCCGTGATATTCAGCTTGTACACATGGAACACCTGGTTTTCGCCAATCTATCCAGTCTATAGTTCCATCTGTCATTTCTTGTAGCTGCAAAGATAGATCAAAGATCTCAACTGCTGTTTTTCTGATTTCACTTTTCTTCTGATCTGTGTTATAATTTGCTTGTCTATTTAATTGTGTGCCTAATGGAGTTGCCGCTCCGTGGGTACTTTTTTCTTTCTTATTTATCAAATTTCTTCACTCCTTCCTCATAGATCAGCGCTGTGATCAAACACACTGCTGCTAATTCTTTAAAGATTCCACACACGACCAGCACTGCTGCTGTGCAGATCATGGCTTTTGTTTCACTTTTCATCTCATGCTCCTTTCTCAAACACTTATCATTTCAGTTGCAAAAAACTTTTTTGCATTTATGAAATATCTATGCTTATTTTCACTTGTCCGGATTGCATATCCCCATGGAAAAATCCCTTGAATCAGTCCTTTTTCGATTGTTGGAACACCCATTCCCATCAAATACGCAACTTCTTTCGGGGTTAACGTCTCTATTTTCTTTTTAGGAATTACTATCTCTTCGAAGTAATTCTCTGAAAGATCAAATGCTTCTGCAATCTCATTTCGTCTTGCTTTTGTCGGTTCCGAATCTCCAGACATCCACTTACTGACGGTCGATCTACTTACACCGCAGATTCTGGACAACTCTACTTGATTGATGTTTTGATCTACCATTACTTTTTTAAGCCTGTCCCTGAACACCTTTATCACCTACCTTTCTTCAGATGGCTTAATTCCCTGCCCGACGATTGAGTGCTATTTTTAATAATTAACCAATTTTATGGAGGAGTTTTGGGGTCGTATGCATCGGACAGAGGATTAAGCCATCTGTATTATTCTGTTGTCTTTCTTTCATATATCTCCTATACTTAATTCACAGGGCACTGGCATGTCTGAGTCTTAAGAGAGGAGTATTCTTAATGGAAAATTTGTTATTTAAACTTACCGAATATCAATATGAAATT